AGACACGCTGATAAGCCAAAGAACTGTTCTTAGCTAGTCGACTGACGGCGGTACGTACTAAGTACTGTTGCGTGACGTCGATGGTGTCAGACGGCATTGTGTAGCTTCCAGTCTTGCGGATCGAGGGGAGTACTTCACCTGCTAACCACATTTGGAATGGTAAGGCTTTAGGTTTGTCTGAACGGCATACGAAGAAATACATGCCTTGTTCACTAATTAGCAAAAGTTTTTGTTTCCCACCAGAAGTTGAAACCTCTTCAATATGTTTCCATTGTTTGGGAACGATGGCGAATAAGTTTGTAACTTGAGTGATGGAGGATTTTGAGTAGTCTAGGCAAGTGGCTAAATCTTTAGCGACGAACCACGGCTCTCCATTTTTAGGTAGGACACGAACCGTTTTACTCTTAGTGAACTCGAAAGTAGATAGATTAGTCATTACAATGACTCCATTCTGAATGGCTTGAAACCCTGAACCATCTGCTAATGATGGTGGCAGGGGCATTGCGAGTTAGCATACCGCCAGAATGGTCGCGGTCTCCATTAAGGAGCACGCAAGCCCCGCCATAAACGGAGTATTGCAAGGGTCTTAAACGGTTTAAGACCCTTTATGATCAGGAAATAAAAATGCTCCACAGAGTAGGGAGCGACTGATCGCCATCTGCCGGGATGCTAAACCCGACCGTATCTTTTTCATACGGCACTGCTAGTATACCCATAATTCAGCTCCTTTGTAAAGAGCATCTAGTTGCTACAAATGGCAACTTAAACTTGACTACACATCTCCCACCGTGTTATTTTTTAGTTGCGGGCGAAAGCGCCGTATACCTGTGTTCCCGAATTAACGTTTAAGCGATCTCTAAGATCGCCGGCCACAGGGTAGCCGTGGTTAATTACCACGGCTTTTTTGTAGCCATTCAGGACAATTCTATGGAAATTTTCATTTATTCCGATGAGTCAGGTGTTTTTGATCGTGAACATGAAGAGTATTTCGTATTCGCAGGAATTGTCTTGTTGGGCGGAGAGGCAATCTCAGACCTCCAGCATAAATACATACATGTAGAGCAACTAATAAAAAACATTGATGGATTAAACCCAGAGCAAGAGGCGAAAGCCTCTTGTTTATCTAATAAGTCAAAACAGAAGCTGTACCGATCATTGAATTCTGTTGAAAAATTTGCTTCAGTTGTTAAGTTAAAACACGTGTTAAGCCATATTTTTGAAAACAAAAAAAGCAAACAAAGATATATGGACTATGCTTATAAACTAGGCATAAAGTGGAAATTCCAAAATCTGATCAACCAGGGCAAGCTCAATCCTTTAGACGTTGAAGCGCTCCATTTTTTTGTTGATGAACACAATACAGCAACAAATGGGAAGTATGAATTAAGGGAAAGCCTAGAGCAGGAGTTTAGATTTGGAACATTCAACGTAACATATGAGAGTTTTTATCCCCCATTGTTCACGAATTTAAAATCTGTCAAGGTTTCTTACTGTAATTCTCAAAGAGTAACTTTAATACGAGCTGCGGATATAGCCGCAAACAGGCTTTACCACCTTGCAAAGACAGATCATCTTTTCGATGAGACACGCAAAAATCTCAGCGTGAAGCGATTACCGCGAGACTCTTTCTTTTTCTGAGCCTCTAGCTTTTCAACGGTCAGTACTTCTTCTTCATTACCACGAAATTGGGTAGAGGCATAGTCCCACGCCTTGTAAAGCAAAGCCCCGAGGTCGTTAGACGCTCAGGGCTATAGATTGTCGCTACGGGTGATTGCAATCTCAGATCCGTAGAGGCCTTCCAAGTTAAGGAAGGACTTTAAACGAGTCCGACATACAGTGTCAGACTGTGCCACTTCCGAATCTATCACAGAATATTTTGAAAATCAAAGACTTGATAACTATCGTTTTCAAATCTCACTGAGCCAATGTTGTAAAGCAAAGCCCCGCCGAATGGCATGGCTGAATAAGATGGTCACAATTGAAAGAATCCACATAAGCCCTCAGTGTTACCCAAGGGCTTAAATTGACCCTTTCACCCTAGACATCAGACTATTGAATGGCTTTTTGTGCCGTTATCGCACCCATTCAACCCTTAGCACGGTCTTATAAAGACTTTCTAGGATTAGCTCCCTCAGGTCGTAGAGCCTCACTCGCACTCGCTCCCTTGCCGAGGGGAGGTCTTCGCGGTCTGCGCTTAGCGTTGGCTTTTAGTGTCCGTATTGCTAAGCGTAACTCCAAAACAGTGTATTATTTGGTGTAAGTTAATAATACACTTAATTAGAAAATCCGAGAAGATTTTGTTGAGAGTTATGGTGTATATTTTGGTGTGGTTTGATTCACATCAAAAGACACCGATATGACGTTGTTTTTAGTATTGACTTTTCGATGGGTACAAAAAAGGAGACCTGATTAGATCTCCTGAGAAATGGTGAGATGAAAGTTTGGTGCTATGGACGGCGACGGCGACGATGCTCGTACATTGTGCCAACAACCTCTAGGCTGTACTCTTGACTGTCGTAGTTTGGATAAATCTCAGAGTTAAGGGATTGTGCCTCAAAGATTTCGCGACCTTCATCGTCATACCCACGTAAAGAGTAACGTTTGAATGCTGCTTGAGGAATCTTGCCTGTTAATGAGCGAACAACGACATAGTCGCCTGCTACTGGAGCAATTTCTGGGTCAATAATGACTAGATCGCCTTCTCTAAATTCTGGGAGCATAGAATCCCCGACAATTCTCAGCCCAAAAGCCTCTTTCGAACACCCAATGTCGATGTCAATCCACTCGTCATAGTGGCAATCACCGATCTCTGGGAGCTCGCCTGCTTGTACGTTGTTTAACACTGGAATCCTCCTGCGTGTCGGATCAAATATATCAACAGTATCCAAGCCTTCAGTTATTGGGCGATCTAGGGTGCCAGGGAGCATATCAAGTTTATGCTCGATTTCTCGTGCAATTTTGTCACCGAAGGACTTTGTCCCTTGAATCATGTCATTGATCTGAGATGGCGATTTTCCCAATATCTCTGCCAGCTTAGATTTGCCCCCAGCTGATACAGAGAACCGACTTAAGTTCTCTCGCCGAATATCTCTAAGCTCTTGTAATACATCTTTGGCTGTCATAACAAGTCCTTTTGGTGAAACGCTCCCATCACAACTGAGGCTACAACAAAGGTGTAAATGACGCAAGCACAAACCAATACCCCATCTTTAAAATTTAGTGTATAATTCGGTGTAATAAAATAAAACACTAATTCAACTTCAGAGGTTTGAAATGACTCCCAAAGCCATTGAGTACTTTAAGTCTCTTAGCACTGCAGAACGTCGAGGAATTTGCGACAAGGTTGGCATCGACTACATGTGGTTGCGCAACATGATCTATTCCAATCGCTCTTGTAGCGTGAAGGTGGCGCTCCGGATCGAACGCGTCACACAAGGCGCAGTTCGCGCCGAGGATCTTCGTCCAGATTTGAACTGGTTGCTTATTAACACTAAAGAGCTTGATCGCTAGGTGGGCGCATGAGTTTTGCACATATGAAAGCGGTGATGGACTTTGAAGCAGGAGCTGTGACTGGATCCAGACTCTTGCTCTTGGTCTACCTCGCAAATTGTGCCAATGACCAAGGAAAGTGTTGGCCGTCAAAAGCCCAGATCTTTGAGAAAACAGGGATCACCGACAAGACATTCAGAAAGGCATTAGCTGATCTGGAGGCTATCGGTGCGGTTTCTGTTGAGCGAAAAACAGGCAGAGGGATCGTCTACACGGTCGCACTACCCACTGGAAAACTCCAGTCACTGGAAAAATCCAGTGGGAGTAGCGGGAAAATTCCAGTGGGGTCACTGGAAAATTCCAGTGGGGTCACTGGAAAATTCCAGTCCAAATCTATAAATAACCTATCAACTCTCAGTCAAGAACCTATAAATAGCAATTCTTCTGATGAATCGGTAGTTCCTAACTCTCAGATTGACCAACCAAGACGCAGATCTTCCAAGCCTTCGATCCAGAAACCAGAAGGTGTGAAGCAATCAGTGTGGGAAGAATGGATGAAGTTGAAGACGGCTCGAAGTCGAGTGTTCAACCAACACATGGTTGATGCAATCGTTCGAGAGGCTTCTAAAGCAAATATGACGACCGAAGAAGCCATGGTTTGCCAACTTGAAAACGGTTGGCAGGGCTTCAACGCTGAGTGGGTGGCTAATAAACATCAATCCACAAAGTCGCTTAAGAACGCAGACGTCACCGAGATGGACTCGTGGGACGCCATCTATTCATAGGAGGGAATTATGGGACTACAAAAGGCTAGTTTGAAGTTATCGGGGCTCAATATGCCTCAAGAACCAATTAAGGTCGTTATGCCTAAGCTCATCGACAAGGTGCATCACTGCGATATCCACGGCGACGTGCGAGTGTGTGTCGAGGAAGGGCAGGAAACGTCATGCCCGATCTGTGAGCAGGAAAAAATCCAGAAAGAAACAGAACTCAAAAAACTACGCTCAGAAGAACACTTTCGACACAAACAGTTGGTCTTTTTCTTGGGAGACGAACCGTTCTCTTTGGCCGATAACAATCAGACATTCGAGACCTACAAACTCACGGCAACTAAGAACCCAGACCACCAGAAGCACGCTTTCAATGTCGCCAAGAGATTTGCCGTTAACTTCTCTAAGCGCAAAAAGGAAGGACGGGATAGAAGCAAGATCGGGCTGATCTTCCATGGCATCTACGGCGCAGGCAAAACACACCTCGCTAGTGCTATCGCCAACGAGGTAGCCAAGCAGGGCTATATCCCCTACTTCTGGACGACGCGATGGCTCTTTTGCTTGTTTAAAAACGGCGCAGATTTGTCGCACTTCCGCTTGATGAACTTTCTCACGGAATGCCCGCTATTGATCCTGGATGAGGTCGGACGTGGTGCAGGCAGCGAATTTGAGAGCAACTTACTCATCGAACTCCTCGACGCCCGCGCTCGACTTGGTAACCCAACCGTCCTCATTACCAACCTTACTGGCGAACAGTACAAAGACATGCTCGGTGGCGCAATCACTAGCCGAACACAAAGCCTTTTTTATCGTGTCCAGTTTGACTGGGAAGACTACCGCAAAAAGCAAAGCCTGAAAGACTTGCCAATTGAACAGATTTTTTGATGGAGAGAACAATGACCGAAGAAACGCCAGCGCAGAAGCCTTTTGACAACCCTTGGAAAGCATGTTGCATCGAGGGATGTTGTATCAGCCCTAGCATCATACGTAATAGGCAGGCTTATTGCTCGTTCCATGTCGACCGAACATATAAGCAGTGTGAACTCATCTCGGCAAAGCTGAAGAACCCTTTAGTGATTCCGCTCGTCAAGATCGCGCACATCTATGAACAGTCGCATGATGAACTGGATCAATCCTTCTTATGCAATGAATTTAATGCCTATGCCCAACGATTGAACGACAGTGAGCAACTTAAGCTCCAGTCAAATCCGAACTACATCCCAATGTTCGTGGACGCCACGTTGATGCCTGAGGAAGGCTCCGACTACGTCAAGGCCAACCCGCTTAATCGCCTATTCAAGGCTTTTGAAGAATTGGTCGAGTACGAAAACAACCGCCAAAAGGAGGAATCGGTCGTCCAGTCTGTCTCTAAGAAAACCGTCGATGCCATCAGGTTGATTCGTCAGAAATTCCCACCAACCAGTGGTGCTATGGATGACCAGCCACTATGAGTTATCGCGTGTACGACTATGACGAATACGATCCTCGAGAAGACAATGCCTGGGGCGTCTTTTATCGGTTTGAGGACTTTGTGAAGGACTACAAGGACAAGCTTGCCTTCTTAGAAGACAAAACCGACAACGGTTGGCATCTACTCCACCTCAGTGGTGAGATCAATGACGGCGTCTTCTTTAGTTACGAGGATGCCGAAATGGGGATCTATGACGTTACCGAAACGCTGAGGGAGGTGCAGGCAGAAAAGACGGACTTGGGCTTTGTCTTGACGGCTGAAGAAAAACAACTCGCTATTGATTTTTTAACTAGGGTGAAACCCCTTCTTGATGAACTCTACGAAACCGCGATTCAAGAAGCAACTGAAAGAGGGGCTTTTAGCTATGACTGAACTCCAAAACACAAACATCGCCAATCCAGTGGACTTTGACGCTGAAGACCGAAAGGTGTTGCGGGCTATGTCTTACCAACTTTCGACACTTCAGAAGTTGGTCGATGACGTGAAGTCCCAGAACAAGGCTGCTTGGGAATGCGTCCAGTGGCTCAACATCGCAATCATTGTGCTTCTCCTTATTGTGCTGACTCTTGCAATCACATTCTCTAGGAGTATCAATGCTTTTTGAGATGAGCGAACGTGACTATTCCATCATGGCTGAACACAAAAACTCAGACATGTGGATCCAGGGCTACACCGATGCTCGTGAGACGCCAGTGATTACAGACTGGAAGTCGGACGACATCAACAAGCTCAAGGGAGAAGACTTGGAGGAGTACCTTAAAGGATACGAGGCAGGTATGGTCGAGCTTACTCGCCTCGTCATGCTTTGTGGCAAAAGGGCTAATTACGACAAGTGGCAACCTACACGCAGAAAGATTAAAAGGAGAAAACAATGATTAAGTTTGAGATTGAAGGAGAGGTTGTGCCAAAGGGACGCCCACGCTTCACGCGCACTGGTCACACCTATACCCCAATCAAAACTGTGGTCTACGAGCAACGCGTAAAGCATGCTGCCCGAAAAGCGATGGGCGACTTGGAACCGTTCGATGAGCAAATTCAGCTTGAGATCAGAATTGGCATGCCAGTGCCAAAGTCTTGGAGTAAGAAAAAGCAACTTGAAGCCCTGACCAAGCCTCATACCAAGAAGCCTGATCTGGACAACCTCGTGAAGGCAATTCTGGACGGCATGAATGGCGTCGCCTATAGAGACGATTCCCTTATCTACAAGTTTTCGGCGTACAAGGTCTATGCCCTTGAGCCGTCCGTTGAGGTCACGATCTATACGGCTCGTGAGCTTGAGGCATTAATGTTTGGAGGAGATCAAGATGCAAAAGGAAGTTAATTCGCCAGAAGTGTGGCTACGCATGCGCAATGAGTTTGGTGAGAACTACCCTCGTGAAGGTAGTCGATGCCTATTCCACCTCTATAGCCGTGCGTCTTTTCGCTATGAGATGGATGCTGACCGAACACGTCACGCTAAACGCACGACCAATGGACGCTTCATGTTCGACATCCGTGCGTATGGGTATCGCTACGGCTTGAGGGTGTACTTGCCAGAATATTGCTGTTCGGTGTCGGTCAATGACGTTCAGGCTTGGGTGCATGCCGCAGGACCCGACTACTACAACGGTTATGATCGTGATGGGGAAGAGAGCTTTTTGAAGAATTAAGGGGTGACGGATGGATGAATTGGAGCGGTTATTGCAAAACTGGGGGCGATGGGCACGAGAAGGATCTAACCATAGAAACGTCTCTAGTACGCTCGTTATCATCAACCGATTGAAGCTTTACTCCAAAGGAGAAAACGATGAGGAGCAGGCCGAGAAACCCATCTCCTGCTCTTCACCACCTCCAGATGAAGCAGATGCCATAAGGGTAGACAAAGCCTTTTGCCAACTGCCATCTATACGAGTTGATGACCGACAAGGGCGCGATCTCTTGCGCACTACGTACCTTAAGCCGTGGGTGAGCTTTCCAAGCGCATGCCGACGGGTTCGAGTGTCAACTAAAAAGGGCAGGGAACTCATGGAGAAGGCACGGCAAAGACTGGGGTATATTCTTGATTCAGAATCGTCCCCTACCTATTAACGACAATTTGTAGATATGGTATACTTCAGTTATCAATTGTTGACTCTCATAAGAGCAGACCTTATGACTAACGAGCGCCGGGGGCGCTTTTGGCATGCCTGAAGAAAACAGGATGCTCGTTAAGGTCGAGCCAAAGAAGAAAACGATTTGGTAGTATGGTTGTATGTCTGGTAGTCTCCAGAACTCTCCTTTGAGCCCTGCAGGTAGAAATACTTGTGGGGCTTTTTCTATTGGTCTTTACATGCCATTAATGAAGTTATGTGGCTATCCCGGATGCAGTCGGCTCATCCCTCAAGGTGAGAACTATTGCCCGCTCCACAAGAAGAAAGCAGCAGAAAACAAGAAAGCCTACCAAGCTCAACGCGAAAAACAAAGAACTTGGTCTGCAGGTACTTCAGCTCAACGTGGCTATGGGTACCGATGGCGTCAAGCCCGACAAGCCTTCTTAAGGCAACATCCCTTCTGCATTGAGTGCGAGAAGAGAGGTATCATTAAACCAGCGACCGACGTAGACCATATCAAACCACACAAAGGCGATATGGCTCTCTTCTGGGATCAAAGCAACTGGCAACCTTTATGCCATACATGCCATAGTAAAAAGACCGCTAGAGAAGATGGTGGCTTTGGGAACAGTCACAGATTTAAGAAAATATATTTGTAATACAGAGAATGGGAGGGGCGGGTCAAAAGTCGTGGCAGGAAGGCTCTAGACCGCGCCCTAACCCAATTTTTTGTGCATGCAAAATTCTGAGCGGGTTTTTCCGAAGGGGGAAGCCCGCTTTTTTGTGGAGGTTTTTGATGGGACGACCACGGAAAAGTGACGCTGAGAAAGCAGCTCGTGGGACTTTGCAGCCATCACGAACACTCAGCGCTCGACATAAAAACATGTTGTCGAGTGACGCCACGCTCATCGCGACAGAGCCACCAAGTGGGCTGACGAAAGACGCGAGAGACGCGTGGCAAATCGCCATCGCCTTTACTCCAAAAGGTCTCTTAACTCCTACGGACGCGCCGATTCTGGAGCGATGGTGCAGAAATTACGCGCTCTATCGCAAGTACCAAAAACGGTTGGAGTCCAGCACCACCGATCTGATTCTCGTCACCGAAACATCGACTGGCGCGAAGAAGGAATACATCAACCCCTTATTTACCGTCCTCGATCAGATCGAGAAACGACTAGTCATGCTCGAAAAGGAGCTTGGGTTCACGCCTGCTTCGCGCACGCGTGTGAGGGTGCAAGTTCCTGAGGAAGAAGAAATAGATGAGTTCTCCAACTTCTAAAGACTATTTGGCCATTGCCAATAAGTACATCGACGACGTGCTTAAGGGGGTAATTCCAGCCAAGAAAGAGGTGCGTTTAGCGTGCAATCGACAGAAGAAGGACTTGGTTAAGTACGGCAAAAAGAACTCTGTCTATTACTTCAACGAGGATGAGGCAAATCGCATCTGTCGATTCATCGAGCTACTTCCGCACACCAAAGGTGAGTTGGCGGGGCAACCGATCAAGCTTGAACCGTGGCAAGTGTTCATTCTGACAACGGTTTTTGGGTGGAAGCGCAGGGTAGATGATGGTCGCCGTTTTCGTCGCGTGTACATCGAAGTGCCGCGTGGGAATGGAAAAAGCTCCCTGTCTAGTGGCGTTGCTCTCTATTGTCTGGTAGCAGATAGGGAACCTGGGGCTGAGGTCTATTCCTTTGCTACGACCCGAGATCAGGCAGGCATTGTGTTTGGTGACGCCAAAGTGATGGCGCAGAAGTGCGCTGCTTTACGAAAGAAATTTGGTTTGGAAGTACTGGCACATTCCTTATATGTCAAGGACACCAATAGCACCTTCCAAGCGAAGAGTGCTGAAGGCTCGACATTGGACGGCTTGAATACGCATCTAGCCATCATCGACGAGCTTCACGCCCATAAGACACGAGACGTTTATGACGTGGTGGAAACGTCCCTTGGGAAGCGTCGTTCATCGCTCCTCTGGTGTATCACCACAGCGGGTTTCAATACTTCTGGCATTTGCTACGAAGTACGAACAATGGCGCGAAAGGTGCTTGAGGGTAAGGTCAACGACCCAACTCAGTTTGCCGTGATCTACGGCATTGATGATGAGGATCCTTGGGACGATGAGAAGTCCTTGATCAAGGCTAACCCCAACTGGGGCGTTTCTGTGAGACCTGAGATGATCACCTCGCTCTTACAGAAGGCGAAGGCTCTGCCCTCTTCTATTAACAACTTCAAGACAAAGCATCTGGACGTCTGGTGTGCGGCCGCAAGCGCATGGATGGACATGGCCAAGTGGAACGCTTGTGCTGTCCCTGAGCTGTCGCTCGATGACTTCATTGGGGCGCCCTGCTTCATTGGTCTTGACCTTGCAGCAAAGAACGACATCACAGCGAAGGTATTGGTCTTTCCTATGGACGGCGGTAACTACGCAGTCTTTGGGAAGTACTACCTCCCTGAAGTTGCTATTCATAACGGCACTAACGCCCAGTATTCAGGGTGGGCAGCCGAAGGGTTGATCACTGAGACCCAAGGCGCAGTCACCGACTTTGAGCAGATTGAAGCTGACCTCAGAGAGGATCTCTCCACCTTTGATGTTCGAGCGGTCGCGTATGACCCTTGGAACGCCACTCAGTTGGCGACGCGTCTAGCTAACGATGGCGCGCCAATGGTGGAGTTTAGGAACAGTGTGATGAAGCTTTCTCAACCGATGAAGACGCTTGAAGCCCTCATCCAGGGCAAGCAGATCACCCATAACGGTGACCCAATTCTCACTTGGATGATGAGCAACGTGGTGGCGAAGGTCGACGCCAAAGACAACATCTTTCCTCGTAAGGAAGTCAATGCCAACAAGATTGACGGCGTTGTGGCGACCATTATGGCACTGGGTGTGGCTCTCGAAAACCCTGTGGTGACTATGGACTTTGACGGAGAAGACGACCCCTTCTCTGGATTTGAGTGGTAACTATGTTCTCTAAATTCACAAATTGGATTACTTCTTGGGGTAGTGGTCTCTCGACTGGAAAAGGTCAGCAGATCACAGCACCTCAGCAAGTCATCTTTGATCACCTCGAAAACGTTGGGACAGACCGTGCCCTTCAAATCGCTGCGGTCTTTGCTTGTGTGGAGCTCTATGCCAACACGATAGCTAGTCTCCCGATTTTCGTATACCGCGACAAGGCGGATGGACACCGAGAGGAAGAGCGAAAGCACCCACTATGGACGCTTCTGCACAAGCGTCCTAATGCGTGGATGACTCCTTCTGACTTCAAGGCGACGCTAGTCGTTAACTACGTCCTGCGGGGCAACGCCTACGTGTTGATCCACTGGAACAAGAACGGTCAGCCCATCGCGCTTGAACCGCTCCCCGCGGAGCAGGTGACGGTCTCGATGGTTGATGGTGAGCTTGTCTACAAGTTCCATCAGGACGGCAAGGACACCTACTACCAAGCTAAGGACATCGTCCACTGGAAGGGGGCAGGCAGCGGCATCGTTGGGCTCTCCAAGATCGACTACATGCGTGCCTCTCTATCGGAATCGGTTAATGCGCAGATGAATGCGACGCGCCTTTTTGGGGCTCGATCTAAGCCCTCTGCAGTACTCCAAACCGACATGGTTTTGAGTGCTGACCAGACCAAGGAGGTCGTGAAGCGATTTAAGAGCATGGTCGAGTCCGGTGGCTCTCTCGTGATTGCCGACCGTGGCTTAAAGTACACCCCGATGTCTCTCACCCCTCAGGACGCGCAGTTGCTCGAGTCTCGTCAGTTCTCGGTTGAAGAGATCTGTCGTTGGTTCGGAGTACCGCCAGTGATGATTGGGGGCAGTGGCACGACCACTTGGGGGAGTGGCATCACGGAAATCAAACGAGGCTTCCACAGTCTCTCTCTCGCTCCTATGTGCAAGCGCTTTGAAGAAGCCTTTGCGCTGAAGTTGGTTAAGGCAGAAGAAGACCTAACCATTGAATTTAACTATGACGCTCTCTTAAGAGCAGACCCACAGACACGCGCTCAGCACGAAGCAACGCTAGTCCAGAACGGAATCATGACGCGTAACGAAGTGCGGCAGCTTGAAAACCTCCCACCGATGCCAGGTGGAGATGTACTCACCGTCCAAAGCAACTTGGTGGCGATCGACAAGGTCAGCCAGATCGGTGAAGGGTCGAACACTCAGGGGTCTAACGACGGATCCACGATTAAACAGTGAGGCAACTATGGCAATGGAAATTAAGGCCGTAAATCTTGAAAACGTAAGTGTTGAAGGCCGAACTATTACTGGCTACGCATCTGTGTTTGGTGGCGTGGATTCTTATGGCGACACCATCCATCAAGGGGCTTTTGCCGAAGCTTTGAAGAAGTACGGCACCCCGAAGATGTTCTTTAACCATGAAACGCAAGACATCCCGATTGGGAAGTGGTTAAGCGTCGAGGAAGACGAGAAGGGTTTGAAGGTCGTCGGTGAGATTGGTACCGCGAACCCGAACAGTGAAAACATCTTGAAGGCCATTCAAGAGGGCGTTGTAGACGGTCTCTCGATTGGCTTTTTTTTGGATCGTGATGGCTACGAGTACAAGGATGATCAAGGTCGAGACATCACCAAGGTTGCTCGACTTCATGAGATTTCAGTGGTGACTTTCCCAGCTGATGACTCTGCACGCATCGCCGAAGTGCGCTGTGAAGAGATCAAAGATCAGCTTAAGGAAGTCAAAACAGAACGAGATTTGGAACACGTCTTGAGGGATTTAGGACTGTCCAAGAGCCTAGCTCAAGCGCTATGGGCGAAGGCAAAGGACGTAATAAGTGCTCAGAGGGATTCTGAGGATGTTACAGCGTCTCAACTTGAAAAGGCTGCCGACCTTGTGGCACGCCTCAACAATTTAACGAAGGAATAATGTAATGTCCGAAATTGAAAATTTAACTGCCCAGCTGGAGAAGGTCTCCAAGCAACTGGACAACACGGCATCTTCTGCTGACGTGAAATCGCTTATGGAAAAGCAAGAACAGTTAGCCAAGCAGATCGCCGATCTTGAACAGAAGAGCGTCAAGCCTGCCAACTCTGGTAAGGATAGCCCTCTTTCTTTAGGTGAACGCTTCACGAAGAGCGAAGCCTATACGAAGTTCTTGGATACGAATGCTCGCACCGAAATCACGCTTGAAACGCGTGGTGATCCGATGTTGACAGGTACGGCTGCTCCTGGCGTGATCGTTCCGTACTACAAGCCTGGCATCGTTGAGCAGGCCACCCGCCCGTTGACGATTGAACCCCTCTTCACGAATATCCCGATCTCAACCAACTCCTTTGTGTATCAGCGTGAAGAGCCTGCTTCTTTGAAGGCAGCGATTACGAAGGAAGGTGCTGAGTATCCTGAATCGTCCGTGAAGCTCTCCTCGAAGCAGGGCAACATCTATGACGTCACGCACTCTGCTCGAGTGTCTCGTCAGTTGATTGCTGACCTTCCTGCCTTCTCTGCCTTCTTGAATAAGCGTATGGCCTATGGCGTCAATCGCGCCGTGGAAGATGAGTTGGTGAAGGGTGATGGTTCCGATCTCCACTTAGCGGGCTTGTTGCACGACGGCAACTATGTGCCTCACGGTGCCAAACAGGCCTCTTTTGGTACTGCCACTGCTAACCTGACCGACTTGCTCTTCTTTGCCTCTACGAAAGTTGCCGTGGCTGGTGGCTACGTCAACTGCTACTTGGTCAACCCGATGGATTGGTTCAAGTTGAGCATCTTGAAGGATTCGACTGGTCAGTATCTGGTCGACACGGCTAAGGATTCTGGCATCTCCTACTTGCGTGGTATCCCTGTGGTTCAGTCTCAGGCTATTCCCGAAGGTAAGTTCCTTGCCATTGATACCGTCCAGTACGGCACGATCTACAACCGAGAAGAACTCACGATCGAACTCTTCAAGGAAGACCGTGACAACGCCGTGCGTGGCTTGATCACTGTCGTGGCAACTCGTCGCCTTGGCTTTGCAGCTGAAAATCCTGCTATGGCTTGTGGTGGCGATTTGATCCTCCCGACGGCTTAATTAGCCGACTAACCAAGAGAAGCCCTACCTGATGGTGGGGCTTTTCTTCAGGGGTGTACCTATGAAAATCGAAGTTAAACGAGGGCTCATTTCCTTAGTGGGCACTTTTAAGGAAGGCGACATTGTGGACATCGCCGATGTCTATGCCAACAACTTGATCAAAGCAGGTTACGCCGTGCCTTACAAAGAAACCATTTTGGTCACGAAAGAGGTAAAGGATGCCAAGCCTAGTAACTCTCGCCGAAGCAAAGGCGCATCTCAGGGTCGAGCACAATCTTGATGACGCTCTCATTATGGGGCTGTGCGAAGCGTACAGCGACCAGTGTGAGCACATGCTTGAGCGAAAGGTGTTGGGTGAAGGTGGGTTGGCTGAAACGGTTGAAGGTGTGCCTTGGGGCATCAAACTGTGGATCCTGGCACACGTCAATACCTCGTATGAGAACCGTGAGAGTGCAGGGACTCAGGAACTGAAGACCTACGCGCACTTAGGCGGGCTGCTCGATCCATTTAGACATTGGGAGCCACTCGATGATTCTACCGACCGTTGGTGAGCTTAATGAACGAGCGACACTCTATCGCGTTGAGTCCGTCCCTAATGGGGATTGGGAGACCAATAATAAGCGTCATTTGATCGCGGTTGTTTGGGCGAAGGTCGAGGTCATTGGCGGGTCTCAGTACTTGGACTCCATCAATACCGAGAGTGCCGTCACGCATCGTGTCTATGTGCGCTACGTCAAGGGCTTCTCCAGTCCATTGGACTTACAGCAACTCACAGAAATAGACATCGATGGCTTCACTTATCGTGCCAAGCGCATCACCGATGTCAACAACGCCCACCGCTTCACGCTCATTGAGTGTGAGCAGTGGCAGGCGGTAACTGAAGATGGCAATTGAGTTCACCTTAGATAAGCCGATTAACTTTCCTCAGCTTGATAACAAGGTTATTAAAAAGGGGTTTAGGAGTGTCGGTCGAGAGGTCACCAAGATCGCTCGTAAGAACGTCAGTCGTCGAGGCGTCGTCTCGAAGCCTGGGGAGTTTCCTGGGCTTCACTCTGGTCAGCTACGCAAAACCATTAAAGCTCGAGTTTCACGCTCGGGCTTTTCTGTTTTGGTGAAGAGCTTTCCTACTGAGGAGGCTGACTATCCCTACTACGTGTTTTATGGGCACCGTGCGCCATATGCGGATCGCGTGGCAGGAGGAAAGCAAGACCGACGACAGCATGGCAAGAAGCGTGTCGGTGACAAGGTTGCAGCGCCTCGAGCCAACTGGATCACTGCGGCTGCGGATACCTATGAACGTACTCGCTATGGCGCAGTGATGAACAAGCTTGTGACCGAGGCCATTAAACCGGGAGTAATTTTGGGATGAAGTTAAGACCTGTCATCGAAAGGTTGCGACAACGATGCCCGAGCTTAAAAGGCAGGGTTGGTGGAGTTGCGCAATACGCTATGTTGGAGTCCACCACAAAGTTAACAATGCCATATGCCTTTGTCGTTCCTTTAGGGGAAACGGCTGAGTACTTCAGCATGGCATCCGCTCAGTCATACCGTCAGACCGTGGAGGCACAGTTTGGCGTTTTGCTTTTTCTCTCCCTGAAAGGCGACAGCCGAGGGTATGACGCTTTTGAATTTTCACAAGACATCCGAGCAGAGGTGTTCAAAGCCCTGCTAGGGGCATGTCTACCAGAAACAGATGAGATCACTTTTGATCAAGAGGTGATCTTTGATGCGAACAACGCCCGACTGGTTATCCAGTGGGAGTTTAACGTGCCCTACGACATCGTGGACGAGGAAACCGCACACGGTGAAGTGTTGGAGCAATTGCCAGAGTTGGAAGGTATTGACTCTCAAATCGATCCAGCCCCGGCTGATTGGGTCGATGGTGTGCCCGTTTCTTTTCACTTTAACAACTCTAAAGGAAGCTAAAAGTGGCTATTTCTTATAACACGATTCCAGAGAACATTAAAGTTCCTCTGTTTTACGCCGAAGTGGACAACACTCAGGCAAACACTGGCGCCAACGATCTGGTGGCGCTCGTTATTGGTCAGATGACCGAAGGCACTGCAGAGGCAGGCAAGCCCGTGTTGGTCTCTAGCGACAGCCAAGGCAAAGAATACTTTGGTCGTGGCTCGATGATCGCAACGATGCTCACTGCCTACTTCAACAACAATGCAGTTGGTCAGGTTTGGGCGCTTCCGCTGGCTGATCCGAAGGGTGGCTCTAAGGCATCTGGCACGTTTACCTTCACTGGCAAGGCTGGGTCTGCGGGCACTGTCTTCGCGTACATTGGCGCAACTCGCGTGGCTGTGGCAGTTGCTCAGGGCATGACTGCTAAGGAAGCATCTGAAGCTTTGGCCGCCGCAATCAACGCTAATCAGGATCTCCCGGTGACGGCTCAAGCCTCCGAAGGCAAAGACCAGTCCGTGGTGACAGTTAATGCCAAGAACGCTGGTTTACTCGGTAACGATATCAAACTTTCGCTCAACTTCAATGGCGTTGCGTCTGGTGAAGTGTTGCCTGAAGGCTTGATGGTCGAGGTCTCCAAGGTTGCAGGTGGCGCAGGCTCGATCGCCTTTACTGGAGTGAAGACGGCTCTCGGTGATGAACAGTACGACTTCATTGCCTTCCCTTATGCGGATCTTTCCCTCTTGAATGAGTTCAAGTTGGAGATGAACGACTCGACTGGCCGTTGGTCGCCGATGCGCCAGATCTATGGTCACGTCTACAGCGCGAAGCGTGGTGCCGTTCAGGATCTTATCTCCTTTGGTCAAGGGCTTAACGATCAGCACTTGACTGTGATAGCCGTTGAACCTGGCATGCCAAATCATCCAGTGGAAGTTCTCGGTGCTTATGTGGCTAAGACGCACCAGGCCATCCAGAACGATCCCGCACGTCCGACACAGACCTTGGAATTGGCAGGGATCTTCTCGCCGAAGCCTGGCGAACGATTCATCCTCAACCAAAAGCAGACGTTGCTCTCTAAGGGTATCGCTACCAATGCTTGTAGCAATACAGCCGTCATGATCGAGCGCGCCATTACGACTTATCAGGTTAACTCCTTTGGTGTTGCCGATACATCGTATCTCGACAGCGAAACCCTCCACACCTTGGCATACATCATCCGTCGCTTGAAGAGCGTGATTACTTCCAAGTTTGCGCGCTACAAGTTGGCTAATGACGGTACGAAGTTTGGCGCAGGGCAGGCGATTGTTACGCCGAGCGTCATCAAAGGCGAAATTCTTGCTGAATATGCCAAGCTCGAAGCCGAAGGCATCGTGGAAAACCTTGACGCCTTTAAGAAGGCGCTCATTGTTGAACGCAGTGCTAAGGATCCCAACCGCATCAATGTGCTCTTGCCACCCGACTTGGTCAATCAGTTGCGTGTCTTTGCCACGTTGGTTCAATTCCGTTTGCAGTACTAATAGGAGTCTAAGAACATGGGAAAACGTATTGCAGGTATCTGCTATGTGACGGTCGACGGCACGCTGTTGGAGCTTAAGAGCGACACTGGGCTTGAAGTCCAGATGTCCGAAACCGTCAAGACGGCCATCATGTCTAGTAATGGCACAACGTACTATCAGGAAGTCCCGGCTGAGCAATACATCAGCGGTGAGTTCGTCGTGCAGAAGGATTTTCCGTTTGACAAGCTTGAAACAGAGGATGACATGACCATCACGGCTGAATTAGCCAACGGCGTGGTTTATACGCTCTCTGGCGCTTTCGTGGCTGACGGTTTGACCTTCAGCGCGACTGGTGGCACCGTCACCTTGAAGTTCGTTGGTAACAAGGCCGTGAAGTCCTAAGAGGAGTCGACATGATGAAAGAACGACGCGTCGTAACGCTCCCTCTTCCCTATGCCATCTACCAAGGTGATAACGAGATTACGGAGCTTTCTATCGTCGAGCCTCGCTTCTCTGACTACAAGGCCTATGGCTTCATTGCCAATGGCGAAAACATCAACATGGAAGCCATGTTTGATCTAGCCAGAAAGTGCACTGGGCTCCCGCCATCGACGATTGACCAGTTGGAATCCCCCGAAATAACGAAAGTGATCTCTGTTCTAACTGGTTTTTTCGAGCCCTCGGACGAGTCGACGACCCACAGCAACTAAGGAATGTTGTGTTTAATCTCGCTAGGTTTTGGCGTATGTCTCCTAGCGAGATTGACGATCTGCCTATTTCTAGTGTGATCGAGTACTGCGAACAAACACAACGCATCATTGATGAGGAAACGAAAGCATGGCAGACAAAACGCAGACCTTAACCGCCCGCTTAAAGCTCGTCACGTCCGATTTTAATAAGCACATCAATGAGGCCACCAAGAAGATCAAGATCATTGATCGTTCCTTCAAGGAGGTCTCTGATCGTGCGGGGGCAATTGGTCGAAAATTAGCGATCCCTTTCAGTGCTTTATCTGGCATTGGCGCAATCTCCATTAAGGGGGTGGTCAGCCAGTTTGTCACTTTAGGGGATTCGATCGACAAGGCGGCGATTCGCGCAGGTGTGACGACTGGAGCGCTCCAACGCTTACGGGTAGCCGCTCAACTGAGTGGTATGAGTGCGGAGCAGATGGACAAGGCACTCTCTAAGCTCACCTACCAGATGGGGCAGGCGTCCGCAGGGAATAATGACAACCTTGTGACAATGTTCAAGTCCTTAGGAGTCCAGTGGAAAGATAGCACTGGGAAAGCGAAGGACGCTGCATCTGTGATGCGTGAATTGGCTGATGCAGTCAAGGTCAACACGGATCCCACGAAGCGTCTTCAGATGCTCACTGGCATTTTCGGGGATAAATTAGCCGCATACCTAGTGCCAGCCCTACAAGATGGGGCGGAAGGGCTTGATGCCATGGCTAAACAAGCTGATGAGCTTGGGTTGGTCATGTCGGACAAAGACGTCAAGGCAGCAGCCGCTTTGGGCGACAAGATGGAACTGTTCAAAGGGGTACTAGAGGGCATCACCTCGAAGGTTGGTGCTCGATTGTCTCCTACTTTGATGAAGCTCATCGACAAGCTCCAAGCGCTCGTGTTGGCTAACAAGGAAATCATCACGACCTGTCTCTTATACA